CTTGTCATATTACACAAAAGTATGTAATACTTAATGTTTTAAAGACACTTATCTGTCTTGTCAAGTTTAATTAAGGAGTAATTAGCTTAGTGATCTACGTAAAACGTAACCCTTTGAATTATTATAGACGATATAATGATCCAGAATATTTACCATTTATACAATGGAAACGCGTAAGCCGTTCAACTGCTTACAATATGACTGTATCCAAACAACAAGGTTGGGAACAATCATCAACAAAACAATATAAACAATGGTTAGCTGCCATGAAGGAAGCAGGCCATAAAGTACTATAATTCAAGGAGGAATTATGACAAAGCTAAGAAAAGCATTTTCAGAATTAGACAACGCATTACCAGACTCGGTGTTTGACTCTGCCCTGTGTCAAGAGACCGTGGACGCAGTGTGGGAAGAAATAGATAAAGCAGAACAACTAATAGCTAAAGGCAAGATTGCCGAAAAATATGTAAAACAATGGAGTAAAAGCTAATGCAAAAATTATATTTAGATTTCGAAACTTATTTCGACATACAGACAAGTTTGACAAAGATGTCTACAGTACAGTATGTCAACGATGACCAGTTTAAGGTTTGGGGCGTGGGAATAAAAGTAGAAAACGGAGAGACAGAATGGTACAACGAGTGTGACACCCCGGCCATTTTGGAACAAATCAAGTGGGACGAAGTCGCCCTGGTTTGCCACAATACTCTGTTCGATGCTTATATTCTTACTCAGCATTTTGGGTATAAACCGTCGTACTATTACGACACAGCGGCAATGAGCCGTGGTTTGTATCCAAACATGTCTGCACGATTAAAAGATTGTGCAAAGCGTGAGTTCCCTAACGATGAGACACTAAGAAAAGGCGAAGAACTAGTTAACGCAAAAGGCGTACGCGATTTAGATCCAGAGCTTGATGCACAAATAGGTGCGTACTGTATTCAGGATGTAGATCTAACGTACGAATTGTTTCAGAGTTATGCTCGTGGCTATCCAGACTCAGAGTTAGATCTAATAGATTTAACTGTACGTATGTTTGTAGAGCCCAAGTTAATATTAGACCGTGGACTTTTAACAACTTACAAAGAAGAAATTGTAATTAAAACAGCAAAAGGGATAGAGGACAGCGGAACAACAAGAGAGGTTTTAGCCAGCCAACAAAAGTTTGCGACATTTGTAGAAGGACTAGGTATTAATGTACCCACTAAAAAAAGCCCCACTACAGGTAAACAAATACCTGCATTTGGTAAAGCTGATCTTGCGTACATGCAAATGCAGCGCATGTATCCAGAACACGCAAAAGTATGGGAAGCAAGAGAACTAGTAAAATCTCGTATAGAAGAAACTCGTGCGCAAAGGTTTATAGATTCTACTAATCCTGACGGTACGTTCAGCATACCGCTGCGTTACTATGCCGCACACACGGGCAGATTTGGTGGCTCAGATAAAATTAACTTACAAAACTTGCCCCGGGGCAGTAAGTTACGTACGGCGTTAATGGCTCCTGAAGGTCAAAAGTTGTTTATTGCTGACTCGTCTAACATAGAAGCAAGGATGTTGGCGTGGCTTGCAAAAGAAGAAGATTTGTTAAATGCTTTTGCTACAGGTAGAGATGTATATTGCGAATTCGCATCTGAAATATATGGTCGTACAATAACTAAGCAAGACAAATTAGAAAGGTATGTAGGTAAAACTGCAATCTTAGGGTTAGGTTATGGTATGGGTCATGTTAGATTTCAAGACACGCTTAAAGCTGGATCTCCATCTGTGGACATGTCCGAATCAGCTGCACAAACTATTGTTCAGCAATACCGTGGCATGTATCCTAATGTTCCGCAACTTTGGTCCGGAATGAAAGACATGTTGTTTGAGATGATATCTCCATACGCAGACGGTACAAAGTATGGGCCGCTAATCATTCGTCCGCGTAAGCTAGAGTTACCAAACGGAATGAATTTATCTTACCCACACTTAAACTACACTCAAGGAGAATTTGTGTATCAAACAGAAAGAGATTACATACGTACACATGGGCCAAGGGTTACAGAAAATGTTGTACAAGCTTTAGCAAGGTTAGTTATTACTGACCAAATGCTAGACGTACAAAGCATGCCCCAGGTAGACATTGTAATGCAGGTACATGACGAAATTATTGCCATTGGCTCTGAAGTAGATTCAGATGCTACAATGAATCAAATAATAGAAATCATGCGCACACCACCTGAGTGGTGCAAGGATCTACCTCTTGACGCAGAAGGCGGAGTGAGCCAGGTATATGACAAATAAGAACTTAATTCTTACAAGAAAAAAAGGAGACAAGGTCATCGTACATACCGATGGCCAAGTTCTCTGCATTATAACAATAACAGATATAGCTACTAAGCAATGCAAAATAGCATTTGAGGCAGACTCAAGTGTACGCATTGATAGAGAAGAGGTGTATCTAACAAAGGAGATTTAATATGGAAGTTGTTTTCCTAAAAGCTAAAAAAGCATTATCAAAAGAAATATCAAAAGATGGGTCCAAACCTTACCCATTAGTAAAGAACTTTAGTTCTTACTCAGAAGAAATATCAACAGACAAAAAAGGACTAACCAAGTTATACAAACTACTTACAACTGCCGCTGACTCAGGGCACTGTTTGCACAAAGGAACATTAAAACGTGAACTAACGGACGAACCCCGAGCATTCATGGCTGACCGTGCCGCAACGACTGAACTTCTAGTTCTAGACGTAGACGGTTTACGTACAAGTAATCCAGGGGACCTTCAGGCATTAGCCGACAAAATAGTTATGCAACTACCTGAGATATTCCATACTGTTTCGTACATCGCACAGGCCAGCGCATCTTTAGGCGTAAAGAAAGACACAGTGTCATTACACTTATTCTTTTTATTAGATATGCCAGTGCATCCTAAAACACTAAAAGATTATATTCGTTTAATTAATTACACTACAGAATTCTTAGCTGAACAAATAACTTTATCTGCTAATGGCCAAAGCCTTTCTTATATATTAGACCCTAGTGTTACTGACAACAGTAAACTTATATACATAGCACCTCCTATATTCAGAGGTATGAAAGACCCATTACCAGACGGTAGGTTTGTACAAGTAAACCGTAGTCAAACTATGTTAGAAATATCTTCTTCTTTAATAGGAGTTAACCCTGAGAAAGTACACTCTTTAGGTTTAACTATAAAAGACAACTTAAGAAAGAAAAACAATCTTCCTAAAAGAGTAGGCAAAGTAGCTACAGTAAATGTCGCAGGCGAAGCTCAAGAAGTATTACAAAACCCTGACAAGATGACTATCCAGGTAGCACGTGTGTCCGAACCCTTTGTTAACTGTAATGTTAATGGTGGAGATAGCGGAGGTTATTACTTTTTATTAACTAATCCTCATTACATGTACAACTTTAAAGGTGAACCAGTATGGGAAATAGAAAAAGCAGACCCTGACTTTTACAAAAGTATCTTCGATATATTCGCAGATAAAATTGACTCGGAGACAAAGCAAAAGCCTATAGCACTTAGAGACTTTTATACTGATACTTATTTTAATGGTATTTTTGATGAATCTAAACAACAGTTTAGTGATGATTACCCATTAACTCCTACAAGTAAAAATTCTATAAATGACTTTATGAAATCACATAGTCGTCCCAACATGGATTACATACCTGATGCTAAAGTAGTGTTCGACCCAAGTAACGATAAAGGTATTCAATTAGATGAAGTTCCTTATTACGTAAACTTGTTCCGTCGTACAGAATACATGCTGCAGGCTAACACGAACGTAAAAGAACTAGAATACGGAACTGCTATAGAAGTACAAAAAATTGCACCTAATTTTTATAAACTTCTTATGCACGCGTTAGGTAATGGCAAACCAGAGTTTGAACACTTTGTTAATTGGCTTGCGTACATTTACCAGAACAAGAAAAAAGCTATGACAGCGTGGATATTTACGGGCATACCCGGCACTGGTAAAGGTTTGTTTGTACACAAGGTTCTTAAACCTTTGTTTGGAGAACAACAAACACCTATGAGAGCTTTAGAAAATATAGAAGAACAATTTAATTTGTATATGAGAACAGCATTGTTTTTAGTAGTGGATGAATTTCGTATGGCTGATTCAGGATCTGTAGGTCGCATGGCCGACAAACTTAAACATCAGATTACAGAACCTAATCTAACTATTAGAGCGATGCGTACTAACCAAATAGAACTTCCGTCTTTTACAAACTTTTTGTTTCTTACTAACAGAGCTGACGCAGTCAAAATAGAAGAAAGCGACAGGCGTTATAATGTTGCTCCTAGACAAGAACAAAAAATAGAAGAGGTTTACCCAGAGCTATTAAATAATCTAGATGTTCTAGACGCAGAGCTTTACATCATAGCAGGTGTATTGCAAAAGTTTAAAGTAGATGTACGTATGGCGCACACTGCTTTAGAAAACGATGCTAAGAAAGAAATGAAACAAGTATCTATGTCTGTTATAGAAGAATTTGCAAATGCAATACGTACACGTAACTTAGAATACTTTACAGATATATTAGAAATACCGCTTACAAATACCTTTGACGCCGGCGGTATAAGTACGGCACAAAGATATGTAAAAGCTTGGTTAGCTTCAGTAGGAGAAACAACAGTTGTACCACTTGTACATTTTAAAATTGTATATGATGCACTTACTGACAGCCGAAACACTCTATCTCAAAGAGATTTTGCAAAACGTATGACTAGACTAAATATAAAAACAGAACGTAAACGTATTAGTAAAGACAGAAATGCAAGAATACCAAGAGGTGTTGTATTGGCTTGGAAAATAGACAATAATGTAAAAGAAGAACTTATAAAAGAACATTTTGACGAAAGGGATTTAACTTTACTTGACGGAGCAACTAACACAGCCTAACCGCCCTGATTTAATAAGCGCGATAGAGGTCACGGAAGATCTTGAACTTGGACATGTACCAGCTTGGAGTTACTCGGCCTTAAAAACCTTTGAATCTTGCGCTTATCGTACTTACATATCTAAAGTAAAAAAAGTTCCCGAAGACTTCGGACCTGCAGCGGCGCGTGGTACGGAGATACATCAACAGGCTGAAGATTACGTACAAGGCAAGCTCCCAGAGCTACCTGACACGCTTAAAAAATTCCAATCTAAATTTACAAAACTACATGCTCTTTTCGAAGAAGCTAAAGTAGAAGTAGAAGGCGATTGGGGTTTTACAATAGATTGGCAAGTATGTGATTGGATGGCAGGGGATGTTTGGGCTAGGATAAAACTAGATGCATTTGTACACGAGACAGAGACATCAGGTCGTGTAATTGATTACAAGACAGGTAAACAGTTCGGTAACGAAATAGCCCACAGTCAACAAGCTCTAATCTACGCAATAGGTAGTTTCTTTAGATTCCCTGAATTACAAATAGTTCAAACAGAAATATGGTATCTAGACCATGGAACAACTCTAGAACAAACTTACACTCGAGATGAAGCTATGCAGTTTATGCCAAAGCTTCATGAACGTGGAATAACAATGACAACAGCGGTTAAGTTCCCACCTAACCCTAGTTTGTATAATTGTAAATGGTGTACTTACGCTAAAGGTTTTGATCCCTATTGTCAGTGGGGTATAACTTAGAGTATAATTAATATACGGTGCTCAACCAAATAACACAGAGCACAGTAAACATGAGGAACGAAAGATGAACGATAAAATACCGATGCCCTACGAGCATCAAACAACTACTACAGATTTCATTGTAGCCAACCCAAAATGCATGATTACCTCCGACCCAGGAACAGGTAAAACTCGCGCAGTATTAGATGCCCTTGCACAATTTAAAGGTCGTACATTAGTACTCGCTCCTTTATCTATTCTAGAAGCTGCTTGGGGAGAAGACATAGATAAGTTTACCCCCGCGTTAACATACGGAGTAGCTTATGCAAAAAACAGACAAAAAGTATTTGAAGACACTTCTACTGATTTAGTTATTACAAACTTTGAAGCTGTTAACTTTCTTATAAAAAACAAACATCTATTAAAAGGTTTTAATACCTTAGTTATAGATGAGTTTACAGCATTTAAAAATAGAACAGCCAAACGTAGTAAAAACATGGCCAAGCTATCTGTGTTATTTGATAATAGAATAGCAATGTCAGGTACACCTAACAGTAACACTATATTAGATATATGGCATCCTACGTACATAGTGGATGACGGCGATCGACTAGGTGCTCGTTACTTTGCTTTTAGAAACACTGTATGTACTCCAAAATTTAATGGTTTTGCTAATGAATGGATTGACAAACCAGGGGCAGAACAAACAGTTGCAGATAGACTAAAAGATATAACTATAAGATACGCACTTACCGAGTGTATGGATCTACCTGACAATATTGTACGTACAATAAATACTAAACTTACACCTACAGTACAAAAGCAATATAAATTGTTAGCTGATGAATCAGTTTTGTATACAAAAGCAGGCACAGTAAACGCAGTGCACGCAGGAGCCAGGGTAAAGAAACTATTGCAGTTAGTTACAGGAGCTGTGTACGATGAAGATAAGTTAGTTCAATTTATACATCAAGAACGTTACGACATTGTTATGACTCTTGTAGCACAACGTGCACATTCACTAGTAGCATTCAACTGGCGTCACGAACGTAATGCTCTAATAGAAATAGCAGAGAAAGAAAATATATCTTACGCTATTATTGACGGCACTATACCACCTGAGAAAAGAAAGGACATTGTAACGCGCTATCAAGCAGGTCAAATACAAGTATTGTTTTGCCACCCACAATCAGCAGGACATGGTCTTACTCTTACTAAAGCTAATACAGTTATATGGTGTTCACCTACATACAACGCAGAACACTTTCAACAATTTAACCAACGTATCTATAGAGCAGGGCAAACACAAAAGACTGAAACTATATTAATACAAGCTAAAAATACTTGGGAGCCCGAAGTATATAAGAAGTTAAACACTAAACTAGGGCGAATGGAAAATCTATTAAACATATTAAAGGAACAAAAAAATGAGCAATAAAAAACTAACAGACTTACTAGCTGAGGTAGCTAAAATACGTACGGAAGTAAAAGCCGTACAGACACAAGAAAAAAGCCTCAAGAGCGAACAACGCGAACTAGAAATACAGATCACTATTAGAATGAGGGAGCAAGGGCTCGATAAGATTTCTAATGATGTATGTACAATTTCTTTGAAAGAAGAGATTGTGCCAACCGTAGAAGATTGGGACTTACTGCAGGAGCATGTAGCAAAAACTAACCAGTTTGAGCTATTGCAAAAGCGTATGTCTGCAACCGCCTACAGAGAACTTGTTGCACTCGGGATGGACGTCCCCGGTGTTGTGAGTACAGAGTTGACCCGAATTAATTTTAGGTCAGCATAATAATAATAGAACGACGAAAAAAGGAAAACGAATTATGTCTAAAGATATAAGTATTGTAACGAGCGAACTACCAGCTCACATTAAATTAGGTAGTGCATTAGGTAATGAGAATGTAACTTCGGAACATCTTTCAGTACCGCGTGTAAAACAACTTCAAAAGATGTCTAATGAAGTAGATGAAAACCATAGCGATTATATGGATAACGTTAAGGTTGGTGATTTTATAAACACTGTAACAGGTGAAAATTATGGCCAAGAGATTCTACTAGTTAATGTACATTTTAAAGAAGAGTATATTTGTTGGAAGAAACGTGAAGCTGGTGGAGGCTTGTTAGGTAGTTACCCTACTAAAGCAGAAGCTATTGCAGCTTTAACTCTGAATAACGAAAAAGAAAACGAAGTAGATATAACCCAGACTCAAACTCATACTTTATTAAAAGTAGACGAAAAGACTGGCAATATAGCTGACATACCGTTTCTATTCGATTGCGCTAACTCTAAGCTTAGAGTTTCAAAAGAATGGAATACGCAAATACTAAAAATGTCTGGAGACAGGTTTGCTGCTCTTTGGAAAATGTCATCTGTATCAACTACTAACAGAAAAGGACAGGCGTTTATGAATATAGACATCTCTAATGTTGGTTGGTTAAATGAGGAAACTTATAAAGCTGCAAAAGACTTCTACATGAAATCTTACGGCGGTTAATAACTTACGTACCGGTGCGAACGAATGGTTCGCACCCAAGTACGTGTGGTATACTTTTTATGTGCAAGAAAAGGAGTTTATTAATAAAGTACATAAGCACCTGCCCAAGGAGATTTACCGCTGGAAAATCAACGACCCTTATCATGGCGGTGTTGCAGATACTTTTTACTCTGGCAGAGCTAATCACTGTTTTATCGAATATAAATACAAAGATACGCTCCCTACCAAACCCACATCAAAAATCAAAATGAACTTATCCGCACAACAACGTATATGGCTTACGGAACGCGCACAACATAATCTATTTACTTACGCCGTACTTGGGTCAGGTGATCAAGTGTACGTAACTGAAGATTTTACTATTACAGAATTAACAGTAAAAGAATTTAACGACGATTCAATACCTTTTAAAACGTATGTAGAATCGTTAACTAATTTTTGTTTAGGAAAAAAACAATGAAAAAACTATTTAGCGAATGGCTAACCAAGTTCTTAGAAAGATCTTTTCAAAGAACAGAAGATAAATTATTTAGGAGAAGAAATGACTGACATGGTTAACTCACCTCCGCATTACAATAGCGGAGAAATAGAATGCATCGATGCAATAGAAGCAAGTATGACACCCGAAGCTTTCAAAGGTTACTGTAAAGGTAAC